ACTGAGTATGGGAAACTGGACCATCGTAATTGAGGGCGTCGGCGCTCACCACAACACCAACAACCCCGGAGACGCGAATGTTCAAGCCGCTGAGTTCGTGAAGTCTCTGGAGAAGTCTGGCCAACGCATACGCTACACGTCGTTCACGTTTGGATCTGTTCAGTCGCTGGAGGCGAGCCCGGATTCCAATTTTGAAACCCAAGCTGGAATAATGTACGAAGCACACCGCAAAGAGGTGGGTGGGAAATCGTTCAGCGGCGAACCCATGCCAACGTGGGAGGCTTTCAGGTCCGACCCTGAAAAAAAGGCCGCATCGGACGTTTGGCTAACATCCGCAAGAGCCCTTCGCCAGCGGTAAAAACTGAATGCCATCCCCATTTGATGCATGTCCCCCAAGTCTGTGCCGCCTACTCGCAAGAGACTCCCGGCGAGAAAAGGCGCTTACCGTCGCGCAAATCGCAAAAGCCGCAGGGTTAAGCACCAGAACCGTGAAGCGGCTGTCGAACCGATCCTCTTGGGATGGAGTTACCATTGAGGTTGTGTTTGCGTTCTCAAGGGCTTGCGGAGTCAACCTTCTCAAGCCCTCGTTGAGCCGCCGCAAGTTCACATGGACCAACCGAATCCACACCCACCGCGAGGCAATTGAGGCGTGGATTACATCGGTGAAGTCACGACAGGGGGCATACTCACCTTCACAGCGTCAGGCTTAGAAATCTCCTGTAGCTCGTTGTCCTGAAGCATTTCCGAGAAGATGACGTAGGAGATGGCGTCGAAGATATGCTTGTTCGGATCGCCCTTCATGATGTACTGGAATTCGGTGTTCCCCTTCCGCAGCTTCTCAAACATCTCAATGGTCTTGAAGCAGTTGGCCGACACGAAGATGCGCCCCTGTTGAATAAGGTTCTTTATCAGCGTCAACCGGCGTCGAACGGTCTTCGGCTTCTTGGCGTCATGTGCGAACTGGATGAAGAAACGATTCTCCACAGCGTTCATTATCACAGTGGCGTCAGTCCCTTCGATTGAGTTTGATCTGAACCTATCCAGTGACGTATCGCCCCAAGCAACCCATTCGGGCATCCTCCCTAGGAACTGTTCGTACATCACCATTTTTGAAAGCAACTCCTCCGCAAACACTTCCAGCAGCACGTCCTGTTTGATTGATACCACTTCGTTCAGAATGTCCCAACAAGACATCCCATTGACGAACCGCTTCTGTAGAACAGCCGATGCGTGGTTGGTTTCTCCTGGATCAAGCCCAACAAACAGCGAGTTGGTTGATTTTTCCGGCAACAGCACGGACCACTCGGATGGGTCGTCTCCTACAGCCTCGCCAATGACGATCTGAGAGCGTTTTGCCTTGAAGTCGCGAGCAAACCAAGCCCCCTTGAATCCAACGCCACGAACCCACTTTCCCTCAACGAAACGAGCCCACCCTTCAGGGTCGCCAGCGTAGGTCGTCTTGATGTTCTGGATGTCGCGTGGGTCTGCAAGCGGGTTGTCGTCGATTGAAAACTCGACCAGTCCAAGCTCGCTCTGGTACCGCTTCCACTCAATGAGGTCGTTCTCGTTTGCAATGTTCTCTGGCGGCTCGTCTGCAACCCTGTCCTTGAACCAGATGTCGTATGCCCAATGCTGATCGCCCTCTTCAGGCGGGTTCGTGTCCGCGATCCAGAGGTGTTGGTCGTAGGGGATACCCAGCGCACGCAACTGGTTCTTTGGGATGTCGAATGTGGACCGCTCGTGGAAGTTCTGAAGCTCGGAGAAGTACAGGCACGAGTACCGCGTGGACAGGAACTTGTCTTCAACGTCGCCTTCAAACTCAAGGGAATGCAACTGGAACTCAGCAATGGCCCCGTACTTGTTCCTGACCTGCATGTAGTATTGGCGCGTGGCTCCACGGCTGGTCTGTGGCGTTCCAATCACCTTGAACAATTGGTCATCTTCACCGACGATGTTTTCACCCTCCCATACCTTCAGGAGCTTGTAGATGTCGTCCCAGATACCAGCCAACCCGACCTTGATGGTGGTGCAAAACACGCCAATGCGGGCTCCATTGCTCTCGTCCCCAGTCTCCCACGCATGACGGATCACCCGATTGACGGCGGCGATGGTCTTTCCAGACATACGCGGCCCGGTGAGAAGAATGTACCGCTTCTCAAGGTAGTAGGATTCACGCTGCTTGTCCGTCATTAAGGGCTCCCACAGCCCTGTTTCTTCGATGATTGGCATTTCGGTTGCGCTTGGTGCTCCGATAACGTTACAGTGAACGTCAACTAAAAACAACCGTGGTTGAACTTGAGATCCTGAAACGCAGGGGCATCACAGAGGAGTCCCTGAAAGCGAAGTTCGATTTGGCCTCATCCGCTACCCAGTCGGATGAGATCAAAGAACTCACCAAGCGCATCGCCAGTCGCATCAACGACGGGCGGTCCTTCTCGTTTACCCACTGGAAGCTGTGGCAGGCGATTGATGCCCTTTGCGAAACCCCATTTAAGCAGGCGAGCGTCGCTGTCCTCCAGCAATTAGCTGACAGGAATCCCACGTCCGAGGAAGTGCTTCGCACCGCACGCGATTGGGAGCTAACCCATCTTGTCACCGAACGAATCGACCCGAAGACCGGGAAGAAAACCACTTACCTTGATGTTCCGAAGTTCTTCAACGTATTCGTTCCGCTCGCCCGCGCCTTCTCCCTTGTTCGTGCCGCCAAGCTAACCATCGACCGCATCCAAGTTCCCCTGTTCAAGTGGGAGCCGGTTCACGACACGCCGGACATGCGTGCTCGGTGTGAAGTCCTGACGGATCGCGTCGAAACGATGTCCAACCAGATTGGGTATCGACATGCGCTTCAACAGGTTATCAGGAAGGCGGTGGAGTACGGGCAGCAGCTCCAGTTCATCAAGGAGGACTGGTACAAAGAGGAGCAACTGAACGCTGACGGCGAAGAGGTGACGGTCAAGGAAGGGCTCCGGTTCAACATCCCGCATCCGTCTTGGACCTACTACGATCAGAACTCCAAGCCAAGCCAACTGAACACGGATACCGGGCCTGAGTACGCTGGTTACTGGATGGTGAAGCGGTACGGCGAGATTGCCGCGAAGAAGAACCTCTGGAACACGGAGCGCATTGGCCCGTCCAAGAACGCATTCTCCGACTCGCGAGCCACCGCCTTTTACCAGCAGAACGGGTGCGTGATGAATGCCCCGGCGCTCAATGGGCTCAACTGGTCCACGCTCCAACGGGAGGCTGAGACATCGACATTCTACACCTCGAACCACCACGACCACCCCGTCACGATCAGCAACCATTTCGAGCGGTTGGTTCCATCGGAATGCGGCCTTGGAGACTACGATTACCCCGTCTGGTTCTGGTTCATCGTCGCATCCGACAGCACCATCCTGTATTGCGCCCCATTGCCCCACTGCCCGGTCACATATTGGGGCTACGACCCCGATGACACCCGGTTGTTCAACGTGGGAATGCCGCTGGAATGCGCCCCGTGGGAGACGGCCATCAGCAACCTGTTCACCCAGCAGTTGCTCTCGGTGAAGAACAACCTCGCAAACCTCAACTTCATTAACTCGGATTTCGTTGACGAGTCCACGCGCAAGAGGATTGAGAATCTTGGCCAAGCCTACTACACCAGCCTCAACCTTGTTCCGATCTCAGGGCGGGCTCTCCAGAGAGCGCAGCAAAAGGTTCAAGAAGCGGTCTACAGCGTGCAATTCCCGAAGCAGGACGTGAACGGGATCATGGCGGCGGTCCAGATGGCCATCAACCTCATGGAGCGTTCGTTGGTCATGTCAGCTCAGGAGGTTGGATCAACAGCGTCCCACGAGCAGTCCGCCGAGGAGATGCGCGTCATCAGCTCTGCCACCAGTGTTCGACTCCAGTACACCGGGCTTGCGATTGACAACGCCATTTACGCACTGAAGGGCCAGCTCTACGCCTACCTCATGGCTTACGGCGAGGACGAGATGTACGGGTACATCAACGCCCCGGAAGAAGAGGTCAAAGCCAAGCTCGAAGCTCTCGGGTTCACCGTGGATGAAGAGGGTGGCGAGAAGTGGAAGGTCACAGCGCCCAAGTCCGCGTTGCGAATGGACCAGTTCTCTTCGATTCGCGACGGCCAAGACCGCTCAAACAACATCGCAATCGGCACCCAGATGGTCCAATTGCTCGCGCCCCTTACCCCGAGGTTGCTTGAGGTTGTGGGCGGAGATCAGGTTGTCGGACTGTTTAACCGCGTGCTGGACGTGTTTCAGTTGCCGCGTGACTGGCGCATCAAGGCGTCCCAGCAACCAATGCAACCGGGCGCTGAAGGCCAACCCCAAGAACAGCCTGCGTCCCAGGAGTGGGTGGTCCAGCAGATCACCGCCCTCGCGCAGCAGATGTCTCAGGCGTTGCAACAGAGCCAAGCCGCCCAAGAGCAAGCCGCGCAGGGCATCATGACCACCGTTGCGGAGCAGATCCAGCCCGCCATGGAGGCGTTGAAGAAGCTCACACAACAGACCCTGCTCAACTCGCAATCAATTTCCCAGCTCAGTCAATCTATAGACCAGATTGGGCAGGAAGTAGCCAACAATGCAGCACCAATCACCGTTGATCCGAATGCCGTTGTCGGAGGAGGAATCGTCCCGCCTCAAGGGATGGTTCCTATTGCCTGAAGCCGACCTGCTTTTCCAAGTCCTGAAAGCCCGAATCGTTGCATCCCAAATGCAAGCGGGCATTCACCTGTCAAACGACCACCACGAAGCCTTTATTGGAAGCGTGGGTCCAGAGATGGGAACCGCATCGACTGAATCCGCAACCGTCGCCGCCGAAGCAATGATTACGCTGGATGTCCTCAAAAACCTGTTCGCTGAGGACTCCGAACTGTTCACACTCACGTTTGATATTCAACTCGCATGAGCACCGAAGCACCTGTAGCGCCATCACCCACACCCACCGCGCCAACGGCAATCCCGCCCGGAGACAAGTCGTCGTCGCCGGTTCCATCCATTGAGCACAACTCGCCAGGAGAGATCGAGTCCCGCGTTCAGGAGGCTTTGAAGGCCCGTGAAGCGATGGCCGATTTCTTCGACACCGGGAAGCGCAAGAAGGCAGAACCGAAGCCAAAAGAAACGCCCGCCGAAGATCCTCCAAAAGATCCAGAGCCAGAGGACAAGCCCGCAAAGCCCGAGAAAAAGGCTGAAGAGGAGCCCAAGGAGGTTGAAAAGAAGCCCAAGCGCAAGCCCCGCGTCGAGCCCGAGGACGAGGAAGACGATGTTGCAGACCGCATCGAGAAGGGGTTTGAGAAGGTTGCCAAGAAGCTCGAAAAGCAGGCTCCCAAGGAAGAGAAGCCTTCGGATAGCAACAGCCTGTCAAAGCGCGACGCCGACAAGCTGCGCGTGTTTGAGGAGATGGCCAAGGAGAAGTCCGACGAGTACGGAAACCTCCCATCCCAGTTCAAGGCGTTCGTCGCCAAGGAAGCCAAGTACAAAGCGGCGTGGGAGAAGAAGAACCCCGGCGAAACGTTTGACCCAACAGCGGACGACCACTCCGAGTTCTACGAACAGAACGAGCCTGTGTTCGATCAGGACGACTACGTTGACGCCCGCGCCGAACTGAAGGCTTCTGAGGCGTTTGAGCGCAAACAGAAGGCGCTGGAAGAGAAGATGTCCGAGCGTGAGAAGAAGGCTCAGTTTGAGAAGACCGCCAAGGAAGCCATCTCCGACGTTGGTGACGCGCTTGCGACCGCGCTCAAGGGCGAGAAGACTGACCTGAAATCACTGGCGTCAGAAGACCCGGTGCAGGCCAAGTACGTCAAGGAGGCTCAAGGCGAACTCGAAAACCTAGTCGAAGAACTGTTCAAGGTGTTCACGATGGACCCGAACAGTAAGAAGTTCGACCAGAACGACAAAGTGCATAGCGTGCTATACAAACAGCTCCAGAGCTACGAGGACCAACTCCTCCAGATGGAACCGCAGGAAACCATGATGGGTCAAAAGCGTTTCACCACCATTGATCGGTTCGCCAAGATGTCGCCGGATCAACAGGCTCGCCACTGGTCCGTGTTCGTCGAGCCGAAGCTGGTCAAGGACTACTTGGTTCAGGACTTTTCGGCTATGGTGAAGGCAAAAATCTCCGAGGACGAACAGCTCTGGGAGAAGCGCGTCTCGAAAAACAGCGGGCAACAGAACGGTAAGACGCCCGCAAAGGCTCAGGATTCAAAGCCAGCCACACAAGCGCCAGCCGCTAAGAAAACGCCATCTCCGAGCGTTTCCGGAGGTGACAGGAGTGCCACCCCTATAGCTCCAGCCAAGGGCGCTGAGACGAATCCACTTGCAGCTATGGCTAATTTCTACGGCTGAGGTTCAATGTGTTAGGCCCATAGCGGGTTTTAACACATGCCTACGCAATCCATCATTGATAGCGGCCAGTGTACGGTCATTACGAACAACTCGTATGACACCACGGGCACGCTCACTAGGTCCGACCTTAAAGCGGCCTCCCCAACCGAGGTTCTGAGTTGGTACTACACCAGTGCCGACTCTGCCTGGAATTCGACCGCAGCCTTCATGCGGCACCAGTTCGAGATGTCCATGTGCGGTATCAAGCGCATGGGTTTCTGGGATTGGATCATGTCTGGAACCAAGGACTGGTCCGCGCACTGGACTCCCAAGTCCATCGCTGGTGGTCCTAGCCTCATTGAGCCGTTCGTCATGGGCTCTCAGGACTCCGTGCTGAACGACGAGGACTGGAGCATTTCCGCTGGCTACCGCGCTCAGGGTTCCGGCAATGCGCCGTACTCCGACACCGGCACCACGTACACCGCTTCCAGCACTGGTCCTCTTACCAGCATGACTGGTGGCGACCGCGTGATTCGCGTTGCCCCGAAGTACACGCTGACCGTTGACGCTCAATACTTCATTCCCGGCTACAAGGTTGTCATCCAGTCGCTTTCCAGCTCTGGCGTGACCCAAACCTCCGTGTACCGGATCGTTGATTCCGCCCACGAAGCGGCGACTCCTCCAACCTACGTTGACCTGTTGCTCGACGGTGAAACCGACAACACGGCGAATGCGTGGTTCAACTCCGCTCCTACCAGTGGTGTTGTGCGCCTCGTTCCCCCGAACATCAACGACGTTGAGAAGTTCTGCAAGAACCGCATCAACGTAAACACGAAGAAGCACGTTCCGTTCTGGGTCCAGACCACCCGGCAGGTTCGCAAGACCGGCTCCGAGTACGAGAAGGTCCGAAAGCAGCTCATCGCTGACAACGCCTACTTCGCGAAGTTCGTTGATCTCAGCGACTCTGAACGCGCCCGCCAGGACGAAGTTAAGTACCGGCGTGAGTTGGTGAACATGCTCCTCTTCCAAGAGGCGATCAGCTCCAACCAGACCATTGCGCTGTGGAAGAACCTTGAGCAGATCAACTCGCTCAGCTCCGGCATCACTGTCGATCCCGGCACTGGCGGCCAGCTCATGGCGTACCGGGCGAATGTGATCGGTGTTCTCCCGCAGCTTCGGGCTTGCGGCCAGGCGCTCGACTACTTGAACGCCTCGCTGAACATCAAGACGTGGGTTGAAACCTACATCTACCCGCTGCAACGGGCTCGCGCTGACGGCAATCGCCCCGCTCGGAGCATCGACGTGTTCACCGATTCCGACACCGCCGCTCAGGCAGAGGTCGCGTTCATCAACTGGTACAAGGATCGCACTGGCTCGACCAGTCAGATCAACATTGACCCGAAGGATGGTGGCGAGAAGGCTGAGTTCGGGTTCACCTGGCGCTCGTTCAAGGTGCCCACCAAACCCCTCGGCGTGACGATCAACTTCATCGTCCACGAGGCGTTCGACGACCTCAAGAACGCGCTTGGCTCGACCTACGAGCAAGCCGGACGCTACCTCTGGACTGTTGACTTCAACGGTTCCGTGTACCCGGCGATGGTCCGCTCCAACCAGAAGGTTCACACCGTTGGTGATCTGAACGATCTGTCCAAGGTTGAGTCGAACTTCGCCTGCGTGATGG